AGCCGCCCAGGAGATCGAGCGCCTGCGGGGGGTCACATCGGGCGCATCGTCCAACCCTGCCCAGCTGGCGGCCATGTTCGCCATTACCACGGCGCAGGCCCGGGGTGGCAGCGCGGACGCCCTGAGCAAGCTCCCGCAGCTCAGCACCGCGCTTGAGGCAGCCACCACGCTGAGCGCCAGAAACGCCATTGAAGTCACGCGCATGCGCGCCTGGCTGGCCAGCAGCTTGACCGAGACGCTGCAAACCCTGGGCCTGCAGGTGCCCGCGCTGAACACCGGCACCAACGTGGTGCCGCAGGACATGCTGGCCATGCTGCACAAGGGCGAGGCCGTGGTGCCGGCGCCCTACAACCCGGCCTATGGCAACAGCGGCCGCGAGGAGGTGCTGGTGGCCGAGATTCGCGCGCTGCGCAGCGAGTTGTCAGAGCTGCGCGCCGAAACCCGCAGCACCGCGGTTGCCACCAACAAGACCGCGCGCATCCTGGAGCGCGTCACGCCTGATGGCAACAGCCTGCAAACGGTGGCCGCCGCATGAAAGTCATTGCCCCCACCATCTTCGACCCCGCCACACACCTGGTGAGCAGCACGGCCACGGAGACCTACGCCGCCTGGGCCGTAGGGACCACCTACGCCACTGGCGCCTTCGTTGACTACGGCACCCAAATCTTCCAGTCTCTGGTCAACAGCAACACCGGCAACCAGCCCAACACCTCGCCCACGTTCTGGCTGTTGATAGGGCCTGACAACCGGCACGCAATGTTCGACGACCAGATCAGCACGGCCACCGTGTCGGCCACGTCGCTGACGGTGGTGCTGGACACCGGCCTGGCCAACTCGCTGGCCTTGTTTGGACTGGCAGGCACTCAGGTCACGGTCAACGTCACAGACGGCCCGGCAGGCGCCAACGTCTACAGCCGCACCGTGAGCCTGGACGGGACGTTTATTTTTGACTGGTACCAGTACTTCTTCGAGCCCAACGTGCAGGTCGAGGAAATGGTGCTGACCGATCTGCCGCCCTACAGCACGGCGCGTGTGACTGTCACCGTGTCAGGCCCGACCACCGTGCAGGTGGGGCAGCTGGTCTTCGGCAACCAGTACGACCTTGGCGACGCCGAATACGGGGCGACGGTGGGCATCATCGACTACAGCCGCAAAGACACCGACGACTTCGGCACCACGACCTTCGTGGAGCGCGCTTTCAGCAAGCGCATGACGGCACGCCTGATGCTGGACACCGCGCAGATCAGCCGCGTGCAGCAAGTGCTGGCCCGGGTGCGTGCCAGGCCGTCGGTCTGGGTTGGCGTGCCGGATGACGCCGCCTTCAACGCGCTGACCGTCTACGGGTTCTTTCGGGACTTCTCGATCGACGTGGCCTACCCGACCAAGAGCTACTGCAGCTTGGAAATAGAAGGCCTCACCTGACGCCCAGCCATCAAGCCCCACAGCCATGCCAACAACACCCAACACCATCTCGACCCTGCCAACGGCACCCAGCCGCGCAGATCCTGCCAACTTCGCAACCCGCGCAGACGCGTTTCTGGGCGCGCTGGCCGCCTTTGGTTCACAGGTAAATGACGCCGGTGCGGCGACTTACCTCAACGCAGTAGAGGCCAACAGCTCGGCGCTCGACGCCATCGCCACCGCCACCGCCATCACGTCGACGTCCACCACCAGCCTGACCATCGGCACAGGCAGCAAGAGCCTGACGGTGGAGTCGGGGCGCGCCTATGTGAGCGGCATGCCCGTGCGCATCGGCCAGACCGGCGCCAACGTCAATGTGAACTTCATGGACGGCACGGTGACAACCTACAACGCGAGCACCGGCGCGCTGGTGGTGAACGTCACCGCCACCGGGGGCAGCGGCACGCTCAGCACCTGGTCCATCAGGGTCACCGGGATGGCCTCCGTGCTGTCCGACCTCTTTGTGCCGCAGGCCCTCTTTGCACGGTCTGTGCGGGAGACGATGACCTCCCCCGCCATCAGCGCGGGCACCTTGACGCTGGACTGCTCAGCTGGCTCGGTGTTCAACGTCACGCTCAACGCCAACGTCACCACGCTGTCCATCACCAACCCACCAGTGGCTGGCTACAGCTACACCATGCTGCTGCAACTCACCGCGGATGGCACCTCCAGAACGGTGACCTGGCCGGCCTCCGTCAAGTGGCCGGCAGGCGTTTCGCCACTGCTGACCAGCACCAACAGCAAGGCCGACATCTTCACGCTGACCACCTACAACGCCGGCACCACCTGGTACGCGGCCACCGTTGGGCAGAACTACTGATGAGCAACAAGACGGCTGTCAGCTCTTCGGTGCGGGTCCTGTTCCCGGAGGATGTATTCGCCTCATGGGTATACAACGGCACGGGTGCAACGCAAGTATTTCAAAACGGCGTCAACCTGGCGGTGTCTGGTGGCCTCGTTTGGACAAAACGCAGAACAGGCACGCAGCACGTTTTGGTCGACACCGTTAGAGGCGCGGATCAAAACATATCCACCAGTGCAGACTTCGGTTTTTGGTCGGACAACACAGCCGGAATCTCATCATTTAATGCAAACGGCTACACGCTGGCCAACAACAGCTATACACCTTTCAACGCACCAGGTGACACATACGCGTCCTGGACTTTTCGGCGCGCTCCCAGGTTTTTTGACATCGTCACTTACACGGGCAACGGCAGCGCGCGCACCATACCGCACCAGCTGGGCGTTGCGCCAGGCTTTGTGCTGGTCAAAAGAACTTCGTCGCCTTTTGACAAGTTCTACGCCTTCCACCGCAGCGCTGGTGCGGGCAACTTCTTTGACATCAACGGACAGCAGGCCGCACAGGCGTCAACTTCCATCTGGAACAACACGGCGCCAACGGCGGAGGTGTTTTCGGTCGGCGCTGACACTCAAAGCAACGCGTCTGGCGCCACCTATGTGGCCTACCTCTTTGCCCATGACGCGACGGCAGAAGGCGCAATTCAGTGTGGCACGTACACAGGCAACGGCAGCTCTAGTGGGCCAACCGTAACCCTGGGCTGGGAGCCGCAGTTTCTGCTGGTCAAGCCCAACGGCAGCGGCGCTGGCGGTTACGCCTGCACGATTACCGACGTATTGCGTGGCATGAGCCACACAAATACCCGATTCTCTGCGGCAGACGCCTATCAAGCCGAGGTAAACACATCCCAACAAATAGCGACCAGGCCAACAGGCTTTGGCGTCATTGGCACGCACATCAATTACAACCAGTCTGGCGTGGCTTATCACTACGTCGCAATCAGGCGGCCGAGAAAGCCACCGCTGTCGGCACTTTCCGTCTTTGGCCATGAGCTGCACACCTCGCCTGGCACCGCGTCCAGCTCAGTCGTCAACCTCGGAATAACCGTCGACGCATACCTTTCCGCCGTCAGAAATGCTGTCGTCAATAAGCTCTACCTGGTCGACAGGCTGAGGGGTGGGCAGACAAGTGCAAGCGGGTTGACCTCTAACGCTGCAGCAAGTGAATTGCAGTTTTCAACGCAGACAGTCGCTTTTGACAAGCTCGACGGTGTCGTTGTCACTGACACGGTTGGAAACATAAACGGCACCACAGGCCAAAACGTGCTGGCCTATGGTTTGCGGCGCGCCTCGAGATTCTTTGACGTTGTCTGCTACTCCGGCACCGGCGCCGCCAAAACCGAGGCGCACGCGCTCGGCGTGGTGCCCGAGCTGATGATCGTGAAATGCCGCAGCACGGCTTACGACGGCGCGGTGTACGCCTCGGGCCTTGCGGCCACGCAGCGCCTCGCGTTGTTTGCCACCAGCGGCGCCGCGGCGGTGGCCACCGACGCCACAGCATGGAACAGCACGGCGCCAACCTCCACCGTGTTTTCGGTGGGGACCAGCAGCTCGACCAACAACAACGGCGACACCTTTGTCGCCTATCTGTTTGCCACGCTGGCCGGCGTGTCCAAGGTTGGCCTGTATACCGGCAATGGCGGCATAGCAGGGTCGGCAGGCACGTCGCAAACCATTGACTGCGGCTTCTCGGCCGGAGCCCGCTTCGTGCTCATCAAGCGCACAAACGCCACGGGCGACTGGTACGTATGGGACACGGCCCGCGGCATCCTTGCAGGTGCTGACCCGCGGCTGAGCATGAACTCCTCAGCAGCCGAGGTCGCGACTGACGACAGCGTGGATGCCTCCAGCCGCGGCTTCATCGTCAACCAGCTCGCCGCCACCGACATCAACGTCAGTGGGGCCACCTACTTGTACCTGGCCATTGCTTGAGGACTCAGATCATGTGGATCAACACCGTCACAAACCAATACCCGCTGTGGGAGGCAGACATCCGCGCCCAGCTGCCCAACACCTCATTCGGCCAGCCATTCACCCCCCCTGAGCCGTATGAGTGGGTAGCCCCAACGCCCATGCCTGACTTTGACGCCATCGGTGAGATGGCGCGAGAACTGGCCCCCACCATCGTGGCCGACACCTGGCGGCAGCGCTGGGAGGTGGTGGCGCTCTCAGCCGAGCAGGCGGCGGCAAACCAAGAAGCGCAAACCCAACGCGTCAAGGCCAGCATCGTCGCCGCCACCCAGGCCCGCCTCGACGCCTTCGCCCGCACCCGCAACTACGACGACATCAAGAGCGCCAGCGACTACGCCGGATGCTCGGTGCCCAAGTTCTCGCAGGAGGGCACCTACTGCCGCGACGCTCGGGCCGAGACCTGGGCCAAGCTCTACGACATGCTGGCCGAAGTGGAGGCTGGCACGCGGCCGATGCCCGCAGAGTTCGCCGACGTCGAGCCCGAGCTGCCGGCTCTTGCCTGGCCCAGCACCTGACGCCGCCATCCACCAACCCCGGCCGGAACCCCCATGCAATCCAAATCCGACCTCGTCGCCGAAGCCGCCAAGTCGGCCCCGCCCGTCACCGTCGCCGGCCTCACGGTGGCTGGCGTCTCGCTCAATGACCTGGTGCTGATCGCCACGCTGTTCTACATCGTGCTGCAGGCCGGCTTCTTGCTCTACCGCTGGGTGCGCGTGCACAACGGCCAGGCCGCCACCGACGATTGACCAGGCCACCGCCCATGAAGCACCCCCGCATCATCGTCACCGCCCTGGCCCTGAGCGCCGCCGGCCTGGTGGCCTTGACGCAGGACGAAGGCTACACCGACCAAGCCGTGCGCCCGCTGCCCACTGATCGCCCCACCTACGGCTTCGGCAGCACCTGGCGGCCTGACGGCTCGCCCGTACAGATCGGCGACAGCATCCGCCCACCCCAGGCCCTGGCGCTGACGTTGCGCGAAGTTCGCAAAGGCGAAACCACGCTGCACCGCTGCGTCACTGCGCCGCTGACACAAGGCGAATTCGACAGCCTGGTCAGCCTGGCCTACAACGTCGGCGCCGACGCCGTGTGCCGCAGCACCATGGTGCGCCTGCACAACGCCGGCCAGCACGCCCAGGCCTGCGCCGAGTTTGACCGCTGGGTCTACTTCCAAGGCCGCGACTGCCGCGACCCTGCCCACCGCTGCGGTGGCCTGCCCAAGCGCCGCGCTGCGGAGCGCGCGGTGTGCGAAGGCGGCGCCCCGCATGGCGGCGCTATCACCGCCGCAGCATCCGCCCCCAAGGCCGCCCCATGACGCCGCGCCGTTACCAGGGACTGCGCGGCCTGTTCGGCATGGAGCTGGCCATCCTGGGCGTCATCGCCGGCCTGATTGGCCTGGCCGGCGCGCAGACATGGCGCCTGCACAGCGCCCAGCTCACCGCAGCCGACCTGCGCACCGAGCTTCAGGCCCAAAGCCGCCGCGCGGCCGAAAACCTGGCTACCGCTCACGCCGAGGCCCTGATGCTGACGGCCAAGCACCGCGCCATCGAGCAGGCATGGATTCGCAAACATCAGGAGATTGCCCGTGAAGCCGAGAACCAAGCCCGCCGCACCGCTGCTGATGCTGGTGACGCTCGCATCGCTGGTGACGGCCTGCGCATCCGGGCCCACCAACTCGCCGCCACTGCAGCCTGCCCCGCCGCCGCCGCCACAAGCCCCAACGCTGCCTCCAGCGGCCCACCAACCACCAGCCCCGCCACTGTGCTCGCCAACGTGCTCGAGCGGCTGGAGACAGCTGGTCGAGAGCTTGCTGCGATAGCCGATGCCAGGGGCACGGCCGGGGCCGCTTGTGAAAAGGCGTATCAGGCGCTGCTGACGAAGCCCTAAATGTTGCGGCGTCTTCAGTAGCTCATCAAATGAGCCTGGACTGTGGGGATTTCTGCCCAAACTACCCCTCCAGATGCCTGTTTTGCGCCTATTTCACGAGGGAGCTTCCCTCGTAGCGCGGGTGGCGCATAGGATTCGAAATCCGGCGTACTGGTTCTCCAGTACCGAGGGTTCGAATCCCTCCCTTTCCGCCAAAATCAACAACTTAGCGCGCTTTTCTCAAGTGGCGTTAGGG